TCAAATATTTGAAATGGTGTTTGATGGTGAATTAAAAATAGATAATTACTCAATAAATATCTTTTCTGATTCTAAGAATAGAATGGGAGAAGGTGAATATAATAAACTTATTGGTGTTATTGATAATACTGTATTAACAAATGATAAAGGTATTGTTAAGTTAATATGTTCAGATAATTCCAAATATAAATTTTATATGGATAAAATAAATTAATACAAAATGGATAAAGGTATAACAGCATATAATTTGAAGAATTTTAAATTGATGGAAAGTAACTTATTAGAACTTATTAATAAGTTTTCTAATTCAGTACATTCGAATGATGATAAATCTACGGTTACGTGGACCAATTCAAATGGTGAAAAAATGAACTTTGACATACCAAACATTGGTAGTGTTCGTAAAGAATTGAATAATGTTAAACGTGGTATGAATAAACTATCAGGCAATTCAAATGTTATTGAATTGGAATATGATGACGGTAAGGTCAAAAAATTTAAGGCATCTAATGAGTTTGAAACATTGAGTAGATTTGATGATGTTTCAAATAAACAATTATCTATTTCTAATTATTTTAGAACTAAGAATAATTGGTTCTTTGAATCTTTTTTAAATCCATTATTATATGTTAATATAGATATTTCTACAGATTATGCCAGTGTTGATACTACTAAATTTTCAGTTAAACGAGTAATATTAATGAATTTATCACAAAATCAAATTGAGTATTGGAAAAGTGAAATTGAAGTTGTTAAGGATTGGGATTTTGATACATTAATAAACATTTTGAAAAATAATAGTATTGAATATGTAATTGATGATAATATTGTTGATTTACCACCAGCTATTAATCGAAAGTATGGTAGTTTTTCAGTAATTGATATAAATACAAATACTATTAATATTAGTGGTATTGATATAGACCAAAATTATTATAGATTGGATAGTTTGGAGTATATGGAGATGGTAGAAGGTACATATTTAACAAAAAAATTGTCTGTTGGTGATGTACTTATTACTAAAAATGATAGTGAATATGAGATAAAAGCGATAGATAATGATAATAAATTAGTACTTTTAGAGCGTATTAGTGGTATTGATGTAGTTAGTATAGGTATTGATGTGTTAAAAATTCAACCTGGTAAGTATAAAGTACCTTATTTGCAAGTAAATATTGGTTATAATGAACGTGAAGTGATTTTTATAAGACCAATTGATGTTGTTAATAATATTACAACAAATCAATGGTCAAAAGGTTATCCATTATATACAAATGAATTGTTTATAACTTTAAATGACGGTAATAAAATTTCTTTAGATGAATTTTATCAGAAATATGTTTCTGATTTTGGTATGTTAATTATGAATTTGGCTAAAGATAAAGTTGTGCCAACTGTGGTTGGAGTTAAACCTGATGCACCATTATTAGACTCCAAAAACTTTAAAGTTGTTAGAATAAATGATCATTTAAAGAAAACTCAAGAAGTTGATAATATCAAACGTAAATTTTCAGTTAAAGAAAAACTTAAAAGTGAAATTACATCATTGGATAAGTCTATTGTTAATAATAGAAGTAAAATGCAAAATCCTTTGATTCCTGATAATGAAAAAATGAAGGCATCATCTGAAATTGAAACGTTGGTTAATGAAAAAAATATCAAATTAAATCAATATGAAAGTGTTGTTAAAGAATTAGATATTGGATTTAGAGATAATCCGGAAATTACAGTTTCAAATAAATATAGAATACGTGGATTTTGGGAAGTACCAAATTATAAAGAAACTATTTATGGTAAGCAACATATAATTGGCTTTATTGTTAGTTATAGATACTTGAACAAAAATAAAGTTGGTAAAAATCCAGATGAAATTAAGTATATGGATAAAGGTAAAGAAAGTGTTGCTTATTATTCAGAGTGGAAAGAATTAAAAACTAAAATAAGAACTAAAAAATATGATGAAACTGAAGGTGTTTATGTTTGGGTAGATGAAAATGTTAAAAATCCAGATGTAGTAAATTTCAATCAAATTGAAATTCCAATCACTAAAGGTGAAATAGTTGAAATAAAAATCAAATCTTTAAGTGAGGCTGGGTGGCCAAATAATCCATTGGAATCTGATTGGTCAAATATAGTGACTGTTACATTTGAAAATAATAGTTATGATTCCGAAAATACTGAAAATATATCAAGGGATGTAGTTATTGATAATGCAGTTATAGAAACTAAAAGATATTTTAAAAATATTGGTGTTGAAGAACATGTAAAAAATGCAGTTTCTGTTGATGGTAAAGTTTTCTCACACTCTGGTGAAGATATATATGTTTCCCATAGTGGTATTGGTGATACTGTTACACTAAATGCAGCAATTTCAGAGATGGCTAATAAAATTAGTTTATTGGAAAATACTGTAACATTAGATAAAGGTAACTTAAAAGTTACATTTATAAATGATGATAATATAATTACGGTTAATAAAGGAGATGTGGTTAGTGTTTTTGCAGGATATTATAAAGATATTATAGATAATACAGTTATGGAGGATGGTGCTATTGTTACAAAATCATATACTATATCATTAACTAATGATTCTAAGACACCTTTAGAGTTAGTTGCAAGGATGAGTGGTGGTATAAATGATCCTATTTTAGAAACAGATAATTTCGATCAAGATTATTTGGATAATAGAATGTATCATAAAGTACCTCTTGTTACTACAGATGTAGTAGAAAGTGATAATGGTTCGTATAAATATCCATCACCATATCAATCAGCACAAGTTAAAAGTCAATTTTTGAATATTAGATATAAGAATTATGGATTGGATGAGAGATTGTATAGTAAACCTGATGTTACTGTACCACAACCTTATGATTTTAAAGGTGTGAATGTGGATGGACATTATGTACCATATTCAGGATATGGACATTATTTGCCATTTGACCCAACATATAATGTTACTGGAAGTTTACAACAACATCAGGATGTTTGGAATGGTGGTTATTATTTGAATTTACCTGTTGGTAATGGGTATTTGAGTGAATTTGCTATACATAAAGATCATACAACATTAATAGATAATCCTAATGTTGCATTTAGTGATTTAGTTAGACCTGCGATTACTAATGGTTTACAATCATATCATAATTTTACACATGGTGCATATTTTGAAATAGATGAAAATGAAGGTACTAATAGTTTAGGTGGTAAGTATTTTATGCAAGTTGAGAGATTTAATGTTGGTGTTTGGGATAATTCACAAAATTTATCAGATAGATTTTATCCTGTTAAAATGGGTTTTGTTGAATCTGATGAATATTTGATAGGTAAATATACTTGTGGTGCTTATTTGTTTGTTAGTATCAATAATTACAAAGATATATCTATTAGTGGTAATCATCCTGCATTATCTACAAAAGTTATTAATGTCGGTGATGGTAATGCTGTAAATATACCTGTATTATTTCAATTTAGAGCTACTGATAAATTAGGATATGTTGGTGGTTATAGAATATCAGGTACTATGGATAATGTTAAATACACAAAGCGTATAGGTATTGATATTTATTTGAGAGGTAATAACCCAATTTCATATGGTGATGTATTTTCATTTGATATTGAAGTATCAGGCCAATACAAAGCTGGATTGAATGTTATTGATCCGATTTATACACCAGGTCAAGGTGAGTTAAAATAATATAATAAATGATAGATTTGAAATATAATGATAATTCGGGTACTTTTCAACTAATACGAACAAATCCTAAACTGTCAGGTAATGTTAAATTAGTTGTGTATGATGATAGATTGTGGTTGAATGCTATTAATGTTAATGATACATTATCTAATGATAAATTTCAACGTTATCCATTGGATATGGTATTGTCATATAGTGAGAATTTATCTTTATTTTTGAATCAAATATCTATAACAAATGATATTATTTTTAAGAATGCTGATACACCAAATGTTAAATTACAATCATATAATTATTCAGATCAATTTTATACAAAATTTTATTATTCATCTGTTAATTATGTTAATAGTAAGTTTTATAATAAAAAATATTCTGCATTTGCACCTTTGTATCTAAATGGAGATTTACCAAAATATTTTGTGGTTTTTAAGTTGGATGGTGCTATATCTGATAGATTGGATAATATTAATTTGGATTTATCCAATGATGATATAGTTAAGGATGTGCTTTATGGTGCTAAAATTTTAAAGGTTTTTGATTTAAGTGATAATACAGCAATTGGTAAGTACATAAATGGTATTGTTAAAGATGTTAATACAAATGAATCTGATTTAATTGTTGATTATAAAAATAATACTATTGTGTGGAATGGGTATTCTATTGATTATGGTGTTATAACTGGTCATATGGAATATGTTTATGATATTTTCAGTAAAGATAAACCTTTAATAGATTTTGAAGAATATATCATAGATGGATATAGTAAATATGGTTTAATATATCCTAAAATCCTTAATATGGAATATATGTTTGATGATGAATCAGATTTATTTGATTTTAATAGATATTTTGGGATGTATGTCGATGATATAGATATGGCTAAATTGTTATTAGATTATGATAATGTTATTAATAAAAAAGGTACAAATTATACTTTATATCGGAAATATAACTTCTATGATGATATTAAAAATGAAATTGTAGGTATTCCTGATCTTAAAATTAAAGAAAAAGATGATTTTGAATTAGAAGATTTGATTTCTAATCCAAATAAAGAATTTTATTCATATATTAAAACGAAACAAAATAGATTGGTTTCATTAGAAAAATATAATGAGTTCTCTAATGATGATGTTAATGTTAAAACTGATGTTACATTTGATGATTTATTTGGTGTTGATGATAAAATATTAGAAATCGATTCTAAATTATTAGATAAGCCAGGACATTCATTTGTACATATGAAACTTTTATCTGATTTGGCAGTTGGTGATAAATTTATTTTTTATCATCCAACAGGTAGTCAAGTTGATACTGATGGTAGATTGTATGATGTTATTGAAATCGGTGAAATACCAGGTTATGTAGATAATTCAGGTGATTATTATGTGTATCTTAATATCTATGAAATTAATACAACACCACCAATTACACATAATTACTACATTTTATATGGTAAGGGTGAAAATAATACAATGAGTAAAGTTGTTAGTGCTTTTGTAGATGTCATTAATTCAATATCAAGTAGAATGTTTGAAGCATATCATTTTGATAATAATATAATTATAAAATCTATTAGTAGTGGGTCTGATGAATTACTTAGTATTCAATATGTATCAACCGTTTCATATAATAATGTTATTATAGATGATTTAACTGGTACTGATTTAGATGGTACTGAAATTAAATTTAGAGGTGGTACAAAAGTTAGTAATAGATTTTTAATTAATAAAAGTCATACAGATTACATATTAGAAAATAAATCTGAAATTTATATTAAAACTGATAAAGGATTGTCAAGAATTAAAGATGTTGTTAAATATAGTGATGGTGTTGGTTCGGATGATACATTTATATCAGATTTTGATAAATATGCAGTTTGTTTAATTGAAAATGAAGATATACCATTATTTGATGAGACATACATCTCAATTTATAAAGAATATAGACCGTCTGTAGGTTTGTTATCATTTAGAAAGATTAAAGATTTTGATTATGATTTTATAAATACAGCTTATAACAGAATACCATATTGGGAAATTTATAATTATTTTTCAATACCAGCAGGATTACATTTATTGAAATCTGGAGTTTATTATAAAGTTGTTGGTGATGGTAGTATTACGTATGAGGGTAATGTTATAAATAGTAATGATAATTTATCTTCTGTTTTTGCCGGTAATGTAAATGATTATTTTGAAGTGAATGATGGACATCCTGTTGTTATATATAGTGATGTTGATACATCTGGCAATACACTTGTAGATGTGCCTTTATATGACGAAAATGGTAATATTAAAGATTTTTATGGGTATTTTATGTTTAGATCAATGCCTGAACGTATAGATTATTATAATAATGATGATTATAATTATAATAAGCGTTTCTATGAGCATTTATTAACATCTGAATACAATGCATATAAAGAAAATTATAATGTTGATTTATCTGTTAAATCACGTATAAATCCATATATTTCTAAATGGGGATATAAGTCTGGTACTGATTCAAGAGATAATATTTATCGTTTGAACATACATAATGTGTTTGGTGAATACAATATGTCTCCGAGTCATACAAGATTTAAAGCAGATTCCAATTTGTTGACACACGAATACTTTTATATTATTTCCAAATATGAAAATTTTAATGATTCATCTATTATAAAAGATAATTATCTTTATTTTGATGAAGATTTTAATTTTGATATATACAATGGTAGTAGAGATGAATTTTTAAATTATTTTAATTATGTTCCTACATTCAATAATAAACAAATTGGTACATTACAAAAGAGATATTCATTAATAAAGTATAATATGTTTAACGATGTTAATGAAACAATGTTCAAAGGTGTTAAATATGTGTTTGATGGTCCAGTAGATGGCTATTTATTTTCAGTTGTGTTACATCCAATAGAAAAAAATTACGATGAGTATAAAAATCCTATTGATGTTGAGCTTATAACAAATACAAAAGGTAAATACATATTACTTTACATTAAATTGTATTTGGAATCATATGATAATATTGATTTTACAATAGATGATATCACAAAAAGTAATTATAAAACCATATATAGTACTAATGGGTTTAAAGTTGAGGGTGATTATAGAAATAAATTTAGTAATGGTATAGGAAATTTAACATTACTTGGTTTATATTCAATGTATGATGCTAAATTTAACAATAAGATTGATAGATTTTCGACTATTAATACACCTATTGAATTTGAATTAGACAAAATACGACAATTTAATAATACAGATTATAATTTACCTGTAGTTATTAATAAAGACAATTTATCTTTATTTATGACTAATGTTAAACCATCTAATTATTTGAAAATGTTATTTGGTAGTACTACCGGATTTTTAAATTATAATGAATTGGATGTTAATGGCAGAAATCCTATCAAAACTATTAATTCTGATATGTGTGTTATTAGCAAATATCCAAATGAAAATTTTGTTATTTCTGATATCAATAATAATATATTATATACATATCCATTCAATGTTAATCCGAATAAAGTGTCTCAGATTAAAGGTGGTCGTGCATATTATAGTAAATTGTTCAATCAATTAGCTTTTGCTAACATTAAAGAGATTGTTAATGATAATAAACTTACATTGTTTGGTGATATTAATATTAGAATAATTTCACCTGATGCAATTGTTAAAAATAGTGTAATTAATGTAGTATCTGCTGATTATAAACCTGAAGGATATGAATATTATAATGATGTACATTATTCTTTATTAAATAAAGAAAGTAGTACATATACTATGCATAGATATGGTGGTAAATATGAACCATTATTTAAAAATATCATAGATTTCAAATATTCTTTTGATTTTGATAATGCTCACAATGTATCTACATACAATTCGATGAAAAATTGTGGTATTGAGTTGTTAGAAACTGATAAATCTGGTATTATTGAGAATTTTGGTATTATTAAAGTGAGTGATAAAAGTATTTTATCTTTAAATAAAGACATTTATGGTAATTCTTATCCATTAATTGGTGAAAGTGCTATCGATTATGTTGATTTTAACATATTTAAAAGTGATTGGGCTGGTGAATTATACTATAAATACACAGATAAAATGAATAAATCATTGGTTTATGGTACATATAATTTATATGATTTGAATTTATTCGTCAATAAGAAGTTAATGATACCTGATTCATATGATTTATATAATTATGATATTCAAAATACACAATCTGATGATTTAAGTGATATTAAATCAATTTATTATATTGATAAAGGAGTACATATAGTATTTAATTTAGAAAATATCATTATTGATACATTTATGAGAGATGGATTTTATAATAATATTGCTAAATATCTACCGGATGATGTTAATTATTTAAATGGGTACACATTGGAAGAATATTCCAATAAATATTTAAAAAATAACATTGTTGAATTATATGATTTGGGTGAAGTTTTAATATATTATAAATATATTTCTAAATCCATAGATAGTGTAGTACACATTCCACAAAATTCTGATGATGTTGATATGTTATTAGATAATGGTTATGAAATTATGAAAGATGTTAATATAAATAAAGAAGGAACTATCAGTAGTGTAGTTATAAATGAAAACATAAATTATAATTTTGATATTTATGTTGTCTTAAAAATAAATATGATATAAAATGCCAAATAATATAGAAGTTTTAAAGTATGTTTCAGCACAAGATGATCAAATGATATTTTCATCTAAAGTTAATTATAACTTTAATAAATTGTTATCATTAATAAATAATTCATCGGGTAATAGTAATATTGTTTTATTACCAGGTACGAAAGGTGATCCTGGTGATGCTGGAGAATCAGGTTCATTAATTTATAATAGTACCACAGATCCATACAATTATCCAGATATATCTAATCCGAGATTGATTGATTATAATATAGACAGTAATACAGCAACTATTTCTAAATATAATGGTGCTGATTGGGATGTTTTGATTGATATTAAGCAACTTATAAATGATGAAGTTGGTAATATTTCAATTGAATCAGCATTTGCAAGATTTGTTGATGATGATGCTTTAATTGTTTATCCGACTGTTAATATTACACCGTATGCTCCAACAGTAGAAGAACATTTTGTGTTGAATAATTTTGATTTGAGAACAGATTATTCGGATTATAGTATATTTAAATATGGATTGATTAATTTATTTATTGATGATACTAAAAATACACATAATTTGATTATGGGGTATAGTCATAATGGTGGGGCATTACCTATTGAAGATACTTTAAAATTAGATTATAAGAGTGTTGGTAATTCGGCATATGTAAAATTTGATATGTCTTTTGAAAACTATACAGTTGATAATGTAAGTAAACATACAGGTACTGAATTTGTTTTTAATAAGCGTGATAATACAGTAACTAATAGTAAATTAGTGAAGTTACATATGGGTTCTGGTAATTTCTTGAATGATATTAATGGTTCAAATATAAATTTGGATGGATTTTCAATTTTAAGTAATGGTAAAACTTTACAATTTGGTTTAGATGCTGATTATGGTATTATTGGTAGTGGATCATTGTCAGGTTTGAAAATTGTTAATGATTTGATGCCTTATGCATCTACAGTTAGTATTGGTAGTGCATCCAATAAATTTGATAATATTTATACTGTTAGCTTATATACTAATAATCTAACTTTATCGGGTAATATTAATTCTACTGATATTTTTATAGGTACTTCATCTACCAGTAAAGGTATTCATATAATTAATTCACCTACTAATACAAATGTTGGTATAAATACGACAGTTACATCAACGGATTATTTGTTTAATGTATATAAAGAAATGGGATTCACATTTAATGGTGATGGTAACAATTATATTTTAGTTGCTAAGTCTAATGCTGATGGTGTAGCTGGTAATAATTTAATATTAAAAGCCGGTGCTGGTGTTGATGTGTCTGGTACTATAACAACATCGTCAATTGGTGGTGATTTATATTTATTCTCTGGTGCAGGTGGTGTAAATAGTGGTGTTGCTGAAATAAGTGGTAAGATAGTAATTGCACCTGCACGTAGAAGTGGTGCTGATGCTGATTTAGAGAATAGTGTAGTTGTTTTAGGTGATGCTGAATCTGGTGTGAGTACAGGAAATGTAGGTATCAATACATTTTCACCAAAATCTGGATTACATATAGGTAAAACTTTATCATTTAATAGTATATCTCGTGATGGTACAAGTGCATTAACAAGTGATGGTGAACATATAACATATTATATTAATAATATACCTTCAAGTAATAGTACATTTAGAATATCATCAAATGATAATAAAGATGGTAGAATCATTATTATTAAAAATGCAGATGGTAGTGTAGATTATGATAATAATAATACAAACAAATATATTCATATAACTACAGAATCTGGATATATTGAACATAATACTAATAGTAATGGTGCATATATCATATCTGCTTTTGGTTATATAATGTTACAGTATGAAGCATCCATAAATGTATGGCATACAATTTCACATTATGGAGTCACTTATGCTATTTAAGGGATGAATTTAAATTTTAGCGTTTTATTTTGTTTTAAATGCTCCATTAATGAAACAAATATTTTAATATTGATTTTTTGGTTTTTATTGAATATGTTATTTAGTATAGTTATCGCTAATATTAAATTTGTAGCTGAATTTATATCAGAATCGTATTCAACACCCATTAGTGAAATATCTTTTATTTCGTCTTTACTGGCAATGTAATCAATATTAACGTTATCAGCAATATGTGCAATATCTACATTAAATGGTGTGTTTTTTTGTTTGTATATTCTATATAAACTTTTTTCATTTTGTTCATTTTTGAATAAAACATAAAAATGTGATAAATTATGTATGTATATGTTTTTTAAAATGATATCTAATTTATTATTTGAGATAATATCACTTAAATATTTATCAATGATGTTTATAAATATTTCTCTTGTATCATTTGCTATACCTAAAATGGTACTATATTCTCCATTTTCAAGTATTTCTTCGTGCATTTCAATAATAGTATTTTGAAATATGTTATTTAATTTGAAAAATACATTATATGTGTTTTTATCACTCATAAAGTTATTTAAATTAATCATATGATATAATACTTCTATAATATGTTCGTATTTATGATTTTCTATATCTGATAAACATTTTTGCTCAAATGCTTTTATTTTTAAAGATGTGTATTCTGGATCTAATGATAATTTGTTATTTTTTGTATTATATTTAAATAACCAAGTCGGGTCTAATAAAATTGTCATATAAAATCTTTTTTTTTTATATACGTGATTTAAAAATTAAAAGTCTTGTAATTAAAAATAGATATAAACGGCATATATATAAATATATAAAAGATGATAATAATTATGCAAGGTGTTATAAAAGTAAATTTGACTGAAAATAATAATATTTCTTATAATAAGAGTTTTGTAATTATAAAATATAAAATTCCGGTTTCTCAATTAGAATCATTGAATGATATAACCGATACTGTTGAATTTGGTAATGTAGATAATTCTTTCTTATTTAAATATGTTAGATATTCATATGATAGTGAATCTTGGTCTATGTGGAATGAATATACTAACGGGATAGATCATTATTTGCAAAATATACCATTTAATTGTAAGTCAGTTTATTTAGAATTTAAGTATTATTATCATAATGATACTGAGGGTATTGTTAAATTAGTGAATGATGTAGTAATTAAACAATTGCTTGTAAATGTTGATGTATGTGCTGAAAAAATAGATTATGATAAACTGATAAACCATATAGAAATAACATCAAATGTTAATTCAAGTTATGTGTATATGGATGGTAAAGGAATAAATGTATATGATGTCGGTAATTTTGAACAGTTAGCAAAGGATATGTCTTATATCATTAACAATACATTTGGTTTTGAAAGTCTGTATTTTCAAACACTTCCAGATACTGATAGTGCTGATTTTATTTTTAAAGAATGGACATTATATCGTTTTATAACACGTAAATGTATTAAAGTAGTTTCTACTGATAATCAATTACCGAATAATATGCCATTATTTAATATTAAAGATGACCAGTGGAATGAACCTTTTGATATTCATATAGATGATAAATTATTTAAAGAAGCATTTGGCCCATTAGCAGAACCAAGACATAAAGATATTATTTATTTACCTATAACAAATAGAGTTTATACAATAAATGGTGTTTTCCTACAACGTGGTTTTATGAATATTCCAATGTATTGGATTGTTAATTTAGTTAAATATCAACCAAACATCAATTATGTGGAAGATAACGAAAATTCTAAATTTATTGATAATTTAGTATTAACTGAAGAAGAACAATTAAATGAATTATTAAATAAGCAAACTGATGATTTAGTTGATGAACAACAAAATAAAAATAGTACAACTTCATTTGATGAAACACGTATGGAATTATCTAACGGTTTGGATATTTTCACATATAATAGAATGTTCAATTATATTAGTTTGATTGAAAATTATTATGATTTAAGTGCTGCAAATACTGATAATTTACCTTTGGTTATTTATAAATATAAGCAACAATTAGATGATGAATTGAATAATTTGACATATTTCAATTTATTTAATGTTAAAGATACAGGTACTATTAAGTTTTTGAATGGTTTGGATAATACTAAAGGTATAAATATTGTTGGTGAGTATTCTACAAGTTTGGATTTGGATATTTATGTTAATAATCATAATTTTAGTTCATCTAACATTAATATAGACATTGGTAAATGGTATGCTATGTTCGTTTCAATATCATTAGAATTTAATCAAGTGAGTTTACACATATATGAGATGGTTGATGATGAGAGTGATATAAGTAATATTAGGAATATGGTATTGGTACACACAAATATGTGGTCTGGTAATGTTACAAGTTTTGTTGATGATTATTACAAATTATTTGGAAGTAACGTATTATTAACAAACATTAGATTGTTTAATAGGTTATTTGGTGAAGAAGAACATGAATATATAGCGAGTTCGTATTATTATCGTAAAGAAAGTGAGTTAGTATTTATAGATAATTGCAGACCTCAATTAAATGCACCATTTATAATGAGAAAAAAATAATTTGTATGGAATTAAGTATGTTTGATTATAGGTTTTTTAGGAATAGTATAGCTGGTGTATTAACTGCATTTAATAATACATCTACAGTGAAACAGGTTATTGATGGGAAACCTAAAGATTATAATATTCCTATATATTATGAGTTTGGTAATGATACACAATTTATGAGAGATTTCTTTTATGAATTACCGACTGATTGTAATATACCTACACATTCAGAGGGTATGCATATCAAGCGACCATATGGAGTTATGGAATTGAAAAATTTAGTCATTAAAAAAGACGAAATGGGTGGTAGATTTTCAAGAGCCAATTTCGATGAAGTTATTTTTGATGAAAAAACAAACACTAAAAAAATAGTACCTTTATCTGCTTTTGTTATGAATGTACCATTAGATTTGACATTTGAATTGAAAATAATCACTGATAGTTTATTTCAATCATTAGCCATTACTGAATCTATAATAAAAACATTTTATAAAAATACAATAAGTTATTTTACATATAAAAATCTAAGAGTACCTTTAAACATTATAATTGGTGAAAGTGCATCTACTAAACATAAAGTACCATTAACATATAAAGATAATGAGGAAAGAGAAGTGCCATTTACTATAAATGTAGAAACATATTTGCCGGTGTTTGATGACAAAGAAGAAGGTTCTTTAAGATTTCGTGGTGATAACATTCGTGATTTTTATGAGCGTATCATTGATGAAAGTGGTGAAATATTAAACATTAAAAAGCTATTTGATAATGGTAAATATGTTGGTAGAACAGACACTAATAATAAAATTTTTAAAATTATCGATATTGCTGGTGATATTCAAAATAAATTATTATCTTTGTCTCAGAAAAATTCTAATAAATGCTTAGTTGTATCTAATTCATTAACAAGGGAATATGATATTGAGAGTATTTATTTTGATGAACAAACTTGCGTTAAATTTGTAGATAATATACCAGTTGATGCAGAAATGATAATATTTAAAGTGGTTTAATATGCTAAATACGTATAGCTTTTATAATTTTGGTTTAGATGATCGTTCCAATTTTTGGTTATCTAAGAACTACCAGAAATATATGTCTTATGAATACAGAAAATTAGTTGGTAAATTATCATCTGATCCATTTGTGTATTTCAAAAGTAAGGAAAATAAATTAATTTTAGGTAGTAATAATTATAAGAAAAAGATTGATGGTTTTGTCACGTCTGGTTTTATTGATGCTATTAGAATAGGTAACAATAGATATAATAAAGACATTTATGGTTATGTTCCTAAGATTGAGCCGGCAACTAAGGTTTTTAAATATAATAAATATATAGAAAAATACTATCAATATTTATTAACTGACTTATCATTTTTTGGTAAAATGGTAGTATCTAATTTGAATCATATTAAAATTGATTTATTTGATGAATATTATTATATGGTTGTAGATAAATTTTTATATCCAAATTATCTTAATCGTAAGAATAAAACTGATATAGTTAGTTATGATGAATACAGGAAGCGTTTTGAGTGGGTGTATAAGCACATAAAGAACTTTAATGAGTCAAACTATGATGAAATGATAAACTTCGTTAAAGAGGATATTTATGGGCATAGAATACATAGTATTGTGACAATGCTTAGTAAAGAATTTCGTAAACGTATTTTAATTGATGGTGAAGAATCGGTCGAAATTGATTTGGAACAATCTCAACCTAATATATGTTCAGTTATTATTAAAGAGTCAATAGGTGATAATAGTTTTTCGAAGGTAGTTGAACATAGTAATGTTTATAAATACATTCAAGATAATTTAGGTTTGTCATCTTTGGGTGAAGCAAAAGAGTTTTATTTCAGATCTGCATATGGAAGACCTGCATCATCAGATTCGTTGAAATTATATCATATGTTTCCTGATATTGAAGCGTATATA